GGACTAAGTTTGTTAGAACAGGATTACAGAATCAAGCAAAGTCTTTAGTAGAACCTATGCCTATGCCTATGCCGGGATTTGGCTTTCCTCCTTTTTATGGAATGCCTCCATATTATGGCATGCCTCCCTATATGCCTGTTACTGACCCACGACAACCTGTTGTTGCTCCTAATGTAGGAGAGTATAGAGATATCATTAATCCTCCTGAAGAAACTCCAGACCCAGTTGAGCCTCCAAAACCTGTCGATACAACTCCAGCTAAGCTAGTTGAAGATGTACGTGAAGACCCTAGAGATGACGCTACATCTTTTGAAAGTATGCAACAAAGCGAAAATCAAAGAGTTCAAGGATATCAAACAGCTATTAAAAGAGCTATGGAACAAGGTAATTTTAGAAAGCCTAGTGATGCTATTCAATTTATTAAAGATGGTAATTATGAAGTAATGGGACAAAAAGTTTCTGGAGATTTTTTCTTTCCTGATATTAAACTTGCTAATCAAAGTAGAAACCAACTTGAATTTATACCTTATGGGTTAGAACAAGCTGCTGCTGATGTAGCTGCAGAAATAGAAAAAAACGCAGAGAGAGGTCAAGGCATTGATGTAACTAAAATAGGAACATCTAATCCTTTTATTGAACAAGGAATAGTTAAGCCTAAGCTAGTAAGCACTGTTGACCCTACAGATGATGAAAGCACTGATGATGATGGTGGTGAAGATGCTCCATTTCCACCTTCTCCATCACCTGACCCTGATAGACCTAGTGGAGGAACACCGATAGGAGGAATAAGTATTTCTCCTGAACCTGAACCTGAAGGACCGGGAGTTGCAGGAGACCCCGGAACTATTGTAACCCCTTCACCAAGCCCTATTGCTCCTCCTCCTCCAAAACCTACTCCTATTGCTCCTCCTCCTCCAAAACCTACTCCTATTGCTCCTCCTCCTCCAAAACCTACTCCTCCTAAAGAGGATAGACCTCCTACACAAGGAACTCCAATAGGTGGCATAAATATATCATCAGAACCTGAGCCGGAAGGACCGGGAGTTGCGGGAGACCCCGGAACTGTTGTCGCTTCATCTCCTCCTAAACAAGAAAAAGAAGAAAAAGAGGATAAAGGTGGTAGATGTGTTATTGCAACACATGGTGTAGCTAATGGTGGCTTTAGTCCAATGGAAAAAGCTAAAGCAGAGATATGGTGCGAAAGAACATATCATGGTAAATGGTATGGCGAAGCATTTAGACGAGGTTATAGATACTTGGCAAGCAAACATGTTGAGCAAGATACTGCGTCACAATTTTATCAAGAGTTTAAAGACTTTGTCGCTTTTGGCAGAGGACTTAAAAAGGGTTTAAAACTGAGATTAAATTACTACTTTAGAACTGTACAGTTTTTTATTACTGGACTTTTTGTTTCTAAAGACATATAATACTTTCACGACTTAGGTCGTACTTTGGCTACCCATCACCCCTAACAGGCAACTGGTGGCTCTAAAGAGGAGAAGACTATGGCTGAACAAGCTGTTAAAAAAGAAATAGTAAAAAAACCTATTAAATATAAACGTAATGATAACTCTGAAGAAGAGAATTTAAAATCATTAGTCGCTGAAAGAGATGCGGCATTGCAACAGGAAGAAGAAGAAAAGAAAGATGTTGAAGAAACAGAATCTTTAAATCCTGAAGAAAAAACATTTAAAAAGAGATATGGCGATTTACGCAGATACTCTCAACAAAAAGAAGAAGAGTATAAAAAAGAGATACTTAAACTAAAAGAACAAGTTGCAGGCACAGTTAATAAAGAAATTAAAATGCCTAAATCTGAAGAAGAATTAGCGGCTTGGTCATCAAAGTATCCCGATGTTGCAAAAGTTATAGAAACTATTGCAACTAAAAAAGCAAAAGAATTAGATTCTTCATTAGAAGAACGTATGAAAATTATAGCTGAAAAAGAAGCACATGCAGATAGAGCTAGAGCAGAAGTAGAACTTATGTCATCTCATCCTGATTTTGATGAGATTAGAAATGACCAAAAGTTTCATGATTGGGTTGAAACACAACCTAATTTAATAAAACAAGCACTATATGAAAACGATAGTGATGCAAAAGCTGCTGCAAGAGCGATTGATTTATATAAAGCTGATATGGGTATGACCCAAACTAAAAAGACTTTTAGTAATAAAGACGCGGCAAAAGCTGTATCAAAAGGAACTTCTACAAATCCTGCACCTACTAAAGAAAAGCAATCAAATCAATTTAAAGAATCGCAAGTTGCTAAGATGACAGCTCAACAGTTTGAAAAAAATGAGGAAGCAATTATGTCTGCAATAAGGTCAGGAGACTTTATTTATGACGTAAGTAGACCTGCTACTTAATTTTTTTCTTTGCAAATGTAGAAAAATGTGGTAAAATATAGTATCACAATAGACCTCGTTCATTGAACGACTACTCTTACCCTACATAAAAACGATTTTAGACTCTGAGAAACTACCCAGTTTTGTTCAGCCCCTTTCGGATACCTGTACGTCTGGTCTTTCATATGTGTTCAGAAATTGTAGTATTATAGCCCGAGGAGAAATATTATGGCTTTTAAAACTGCTGCTGGATACGGGAATCTACCTAATGGTAATTTCAGTCCAATTATTTATTCCCAGAAAGTTCAGCAGGCTTTCCGCAAATCTTCCGTAGCTGAATCAATTACTAATAGTGATTACTTCGGAGAAATTGCAAATTTTGGTGATACTGTTAAGATTATTAAAGAACCAGAAATCACCGTGAAGGAATACGCCCGTGGCGTAAACATTCAACCACAAGACCTCGACGACGAAGATTTTTCTCTTGTCGTTGACAAAGCAAATTATTTTGCATTTAAAATAGATGATATCGAAGAAGCACATAGTCATGTAAACTTTGAGTCTCTTGCATCAGATAGAGCAGGATATAGACTTAAAGACCAGCATGATATGGAAGTTCTTGGTTACTTATCTGGTTTCAAGCAATCAGCAATTAGTTCTTTAGCTGGAACTGCAAATGATGTCGTTAGCGGCACAAAAGCAGTATCAACAGCCGGTTCTGATGAATTGTTGACTTCTATGAAGCTAAGAAAAGATAGCTTTAGCAACATCACTACAGGTAGTGCTGGAGACCACTCTATCCCACTCGCACCAAGATTAGGCGGTGCAACTGCACAAGCAACTGCTACAGCAACACCTTTACAGGTTATTGCTAGAATGGCTAGATTGCTTGATACTCAGTTTGTGGATTCAGATGGCAGATGGCTTGTCCTACATCCAACATTTATTGAAGTTCTCAAAGATGAAGACTCAAGACTTCTCAATGCAGACTTCGGTGAGTCAGGCGGATTAAGGTCAGGTTTAGCTGTTGGTCAGCTTCACGGCTTTGATATCTATATGTCAAATAACTTACCTTCAGTTGGTACAGGTCCGGGAACTTCAGGTTCTGCAAACCAAAACTCTAACTATGGTGTTATCGTGGCAGGGCATTCATCTGCTATAGCTTCGGCTTCTCAGATTACAAAGACTGAGTCTTACAGAGACCCAGACTCTTTTGCGGACATTGTTCGTGGAATGCATTTATATGGCAGAAAGATTCTTCGACCTGAAGCAATCGTAACTGCTAAATATAACGTAGCGTAGGGAGGTATAAATGGCGACTTTTGATTTAACTTCTAAAGATACCACAGGCGTATCTTCCGATTCTATCGTAGCAATGCCATCAGCTAAAAATACTCATGTAATGAGAAATATTGAGGCTTATCTTGATATTGATGCATTAGTAGCAGCAGGTGGTTCTTTCTCAGACGGAGACGTCTTTCAGGTATTAGAAATACCTGCAAATACTTTAGTCATAAATTCAGGTGCAGAAGTGATGAAAGCATTCACAGGCAGTTGTACTCTTGACATGGACTTTGCAGGTGGTGATGACATTATTGATGGTGCAGATATAACCTCTACAGGTTTTTGTGCAGCAGGAACTAATGGTCAAACTAATACTATTGTAGGAAGTGCAGCTTCAACTTACACTCAATTTATCACATCAACTGATACTATTGATTGTACTATTGCAGGTGCTGCTCCAGCTACAGGCAGACTCAGAGTCTATGCAACTGTTATTGATTTAGCAGGTCATGGATTAGACGATAAGCCTGATGAAGTCGATAGAGACCAATTAGCTTAACAGCTTAATTTTTATAGGGTGGCAGGGAGACTTGTCACCCTTTTAATACGAGATTTTTAATGGCACAAACATATCTTACGCTAACTAATAGTGTTTTAGCTAGAATGAACGAAGTACAACTTACTTCATCTACATTTACTAGTGCTAGAGGAATACAAATACAAGCTAAAAATGCGATTAATGAAGCTATAAGATATATTAATCAACGAGAGTTTAATTATCCTTTTAATCATTCAACTAAAACAGAAACTTTAGTTCCGGGCACAGTTAGATATTCTTTGCCTACAGATGCAAAACATGCAGACTACAATACATTTAGAATAACTAAAGATACAGATTTAGGCACAAGTGGTAGCAGTCTTACCATGTTGAATTACAATGAGTATGTTGATAAATATATATCACAGGAAGATGATGTAACTACTACTAATTTAAATGGTTCATTAACAGACTCTGCTACAACAATTACAGTTAATAGTACAACAGGGTTTTCATCTTCTGGAACTTTGCATATTGCAAATGAACAAGTAACTTATACAGGTACAACTTCTACAACTTTTACAGGCGTTACAAGAGGTGCTAATTCAACTACAGCTGCTGCTCATGCAGATGATGTACAAGTTGCAGAGTTTGATAATGGTGGTGTTCCTTTATATGTTGTTAGAACATTAGATAATAATTATCTACTATATCCATTTCCTAACAAAACATATGCTTTAAAATATGATTACTTTACATTTGCATCAGATTTGTCAGCAGCAACTGATACTACATCAATACCCGATAGATTTGCTCCTGTAATAGTTGATGGAGCAACTGCTTATACATATCAATACAGAGGTGAAATAGAACAGTATCAATTAAACTTTGCTCGTTTTGAACAAGGCATAAAAAATATGCAAAGTCTATTAGTAAATAAATATCAATATGTTCGTTCCACAGTTATATTTAAACCTGACAGTATGGCAGGATATTTTACAAGTGAGGTAACTTCTTAATGCCTGATACCTCAAGAGTTCAACCTTTTTCATTTGCATGTCAAGGAGGTTTAATTTTAAATCAACCTACCTTTAATATGCAACCGGGACAAGCATTAGAATTAGAAAACTTTGAACCTGATATAGATGGTGGTTATAGAAGAATAGACGGCTTTCAAAGATATGTAAGACAGATTGTACCTCAAACATCTTCTTCTAGCGAAGAAGTATTAATGGTAGTAAATTTTGCTGATAAAATAGTAGCTGCTAGAGGACAAAAAATATTTAGTTCTGCTTCTACAGAACTTGCTACAGCTATAGCATCAGATACAACAATGTCAGGTTCAGGAACTATAACTGTAGACAGTACAACAGGATTTAGTTCTAGTGGAACATTACAAATTAATTCAGAAATATTTACTTATACAGGCGTTACATCAACAACTTTTACAGGAGTAACAAGGGCACAAAGTTCTACAAGTGCCGCAGCTCATGCAGTAAATAATGTAGTATCAGAAAGTTGGACAGAAAGAGATACAGGTAGAAGTAGTGCAGCAAGATATAACTTTGAAAGATTTAATTTTGATGGTAATGATAAGTTAGTTGTTGTTGATGGAGATAATGCTCCAACTTTTTTTAATTCTGCTATGTCAGCCACAGATATTACATCAGCAGGAAGTGGAGAAGTAAGTACAGCAGTTACAGGTGCTAAATTTGTTGCAGCTTTTAGAGACCACATGTTTTATGCAGGTATGTCAAGTACACCACAAGAAATAGTTTTTAGTGTACCTTTTGATGAAGATAATTTTGCAACAGGTAGTGGTGCAGGTAGTATTAAAGTTGATAATACTATTACAGGGCTAAAAGTTTTCCGTAATGATTTATTTATATTTTGCGAAAGTAGAATATTTAAGTTAAGCGGAAGTTCTTTAAGTGATTTTGTAATAACTCCAGTTACTAGAAATATTGGTTGTATAGATAAACATGGTAGCACAATACAAGAATTTGCAGGTGATTTAATTTTCTTAGGACCTGATGGATTACGTACAGTTGCAGGTACAGCAAGAATTGGTGACGTTGAGATTGGCACAATTAGTAAAAGCATACAATCGTTGATTGATGATAATATTAAAAATGCTGATTTATTTAATTCAATAGTTATACCTGATAAAACACAGTACAGATTATTTTTTAATAAATCAGGCTTAACAGAAGGAAACACAATAGGCGTTATATGTGTGTTAAAAGGTCAACAGTTTGAATTTGCTAAATTAAAAGGAATTAAACCATCATCAACAGATACTATAGTTGAATCAGGAGATGTTATAGCTATACATGGTGGTTTTGATGGTTATGTTTACAGACAAGAAAAAGGCAATGATTTTGATGGAACAGCTATAAATGGCAAATATAGAAGTCCAGATTTATCTTTTGGCGACCCCGGAGTTCGTAAACATATGCAAAGAGTTATATTGAACTATGCACCTGAAGCAGCAATAAGTGCAGATTTATTTTTAAGATATGACTATGAAAGTGCAGAAGGGGCAAGACCAAACGCATATCCATTTGACTTTT